GTACACGATGAATAGAACCAGAGTGCCCTACGCCTACTAGTTTAGATTCATTTTCATTGTAAATTTCACCCAGCTTGTAAAGCATAGATATGGGATAGGCTTTAATCATTCGATCAAACATATCCTTGATTTCATCAGAACCAGCACCTTGATGAGCAATGATTAGCGAGTTAAGACCTACCTTGTGAATGAGCTGAAGCCATGCCATATATAACTGAGAAGTTGTAGAACCGCCCCATTGTCGTGCCTTTAGCAGAACTATTCGTATAGGTTTATTGGCTTTGCGTAAAGCTTCAAGTCGCTCTACGAACTTCCTTTGAGGTCGCGTGAGTCTAAATAGCACATCTTCTCCACCACCTTTGTTTTTAATAAAGACATATAATGCAGCCCAAAAAGCAAAGTCATAGCGGCACCTTAACCGCACAAATTGCTCTATAACTTTAAGACGATCTTCATCAGAATATTCTACTTCTAATTCTTCTGTTAGGAATTTTATGATACTTCCACACTTGATTAACAGTTTTATCAATGGAATGCTAAGCATTTCAACAGGAATATACTGTGTTTCTAATGGAAATCCATCTATATGTACTTCAACACGCTCCCCGATAGACCCTATACCACTGATGGGGTCAAACTTTTGATAAACGTCGGCATTACGGTTATCATTCTCTTTTAATATACTTATTACTTCTTTTTGCATCTTGTTATAGGATAGTTAAGAAGCGAGAACAAAAAACCAGATAAATAACAGTATAGATGCAGCCATGCATTAGTATATGGAAACACAAAGCCAATAGCAAGATAGAAGATCATCCATGCCTGATAGTACAATTTTCTACCCACTTCAAAAGAGATTGACCCAAAAAGAAAAAATATTACGCCAGACAGTCCTATAGTCGGCAATTTCGAAATTGGTAATACAAACGAAAGAGTATCTATTGGAAAAGTTATAGCAACTATATAAGCAAGTATAAGTCTTTGTAATCTGATATTGTAGATAAAAAATAAACAAACAAGACACCAAGCGTTAAGAGTAGCATGTATGATACCTGAATGAAAGAAAGGATAGAGAAATCTCCCCACCCATGAAGATCCTACAAAGATACCGACGGTATGCCAATTAGTAGGGTGCAATAAAGATAGAATCATTATGACAAGTGCTAAAAGCAGTGCCGTAATTTTTTCTTTCTTTCTTCGTATCTTTTCTTTTTCTCTTTGCATATCATAATTCTAATACTACCAGCACTAAGATAGAATTTAGGTGCAGGCTGTGCTACAACTATCTCACAACACTTATTAATCGACCAATGAGGATTCTTTTTCTTAAGTTCAACAACACGTTTGTGTATTTCATGAAACATTTCACGTTTTAGTGGGCGCATCTTATAATAAGGGTGTTTACCTTTTATAATTGCCATTACAATTTTGCTTGCCCAAATCTCTGATACCCAAAATCTTCGAGAAGGCATATTAGATATCTGTTTACAAATGTGCGGAATACTGATATATTCACATGATGATATATGCTCGTTATATAGCCTCATTATATCGTTCATGCGTTCTTCTGCATACTCCATTGTGGAACCTCGATGTTTCATAACAGTCTTATCTATGTTCCAAAGTTACGAAAAAGAACGTAAAAACTTAAACGATTTATCTAATATTTGTATCCTATTTTTGCATTAAAACAACCATCATAAATTTAGAGATATAAGATTATGGCTGAAAATCCAACAGTTAAGAGTAATCGTGACAAGTTTAAGGAAAGGATTAGTAAGAAGTATCCTGACCACAATTTTGATGACGAAGAAGCTTTGTATGGTCAGATAGGGGAAGACTACGATGGATACGAAAAGGAAATTAATGGTTACAAGGAGCGTGAAAAAGCCTTTTCAGACCTCTTTACAAGTGACCCACGTAGTGCATCATTCCTTACCAACTGGCGTAAGGGAGGCAATCCTGCCATTGAATTGGTACGTATGTTCGGAGACGATTTTGTGGAAGAACTTAAAGACCCTGATAAGCAGGAAGAACTAGCAAAGGCAAGTCAGGAATACGCAGAACGCGTTGCTAAAGAGAAAGATTTTGACGAGCAGTATCAAAAGAATATTGCAGAAACGATTGCTACTATAGAGGCTATACAGAGCGAAAACGGCTGGAGTGACGAACAAGTCGATAAGGTTATGGAGTTCCTTGTTAACATCATGAAAGATGGTATTCTTGGTAAGTTCTCACGTGAGAGTATTGAAATGGCTTCTAAAGCTATCAATCACGATGCTAATGTTGAGGAAGCTGCACATGAAGGTGAAGTTCGGGGGCGTAATGCAAAGATTGATGAGAAACTTCGCAAAAAGTCCCACAACGATGGTACTGCTAATCTCAGTGGCAAGAACGGAGGTGGCGGTTCTAAACGACAATTACCAGACCTTGGTGCTATCAGTCGCTACGATGGTAACCAGTCTATTTGGGAGCGTGGTGGCGAGAAACGTACAGCGTATAAATAAGTATCACAATTAATAATTAAAACGAAGAAGAATGGAAACAATTAAGAAAAGTTCGAATTTTCTCTATCGCATTATGCTGACACTGTTAGCTATTGCGATGGGGGCATCACATGGCGTACTAATGGCAGACGCTACAGCCTTACCAGATGCGGGTAAGACACGAGCAGGTGCAGAGGGTACAGGCGGAACAGATGGTATTGCCACTGAGACACAAGGGCGTGTTGATGGTGCAGATAACTTCTACATGAGTGATGTGGACCAGCGTATCGTTAAGATTCGCCCTATGGCTACTCCTGTGGATCAGATTAGTCGCTATGCTAAATCCAGCTCTTGTGACTCATTTGAGGTTAAGTATTATTCTGTTGGTACACGCGAGATTAAGTGTACTACTACAAAAAAGGTTGAGGCTATGACCAGTGGTGCCAGCACATCACTTCCTGTGAGTGACACCAACATGTTTACACTTGACGATACTATTCGTGTAGTAGGTGTTAAGGGAGTAACGGATCCTAATACAGGCAAGGCTTATACAGGTAGTAATATTCCAGATCTTGTGCTGTGTGTATGTGGCAAGGATGCTTCAACGAATGTTCCTACAGTATATGCTGTAAATGGCTCTATGGATAATACCTCTAAGCAGCCTATCTTTGTACCAGAGATTAAGAGTAGAGCTACACTTGTAAGAATGGGTAAGGCTTGTGGAGAGTTAGATGTTCAGACTGGACGTTTCAATAATATTCCAATGCCAGAGACTCAGTACTGTCAGAACTTCATGATTCAAGTAGAACAGTCAACCTTTGATAAGATTGCGTCAAAGGAGGTGAATTGGAACTTCTCTGATTTGGAGGAAGATGGCATCTACGACATGCGTCTTGCAATGGAGAACACTTACCTGTTTGGCGTTAAGAATGTTATCAAGCATATCGCTAAGGAGGGTATGAATACTTGGTTCACTGGCGGTATCTGGTGGATGGCAGGAAAGGATATCGAGGTTGGAAAGTGGGATACAGCAAAGAATTGTGCTGTCATCTCTGACGAAGACCTCGTTGATATTACTAAGGACTTGTTTGTTGGAACTGGCATTGGTAACAAGCGTAAGATACTCCTTTGTGGTTCAGACATGCTTTCTGCATTCTCTAAGATTAAGAGTGATAAGTTCCGTCTGAAGGACACCGTTGAAGTTTGGAACTTGAAGTTCAAATCATGGGATACAGACTTTGGAGAGGTGCTTACAGTTCATCATGAGTTGTTTGATGTCAACGGTATGAGTGATTGTGGTTTCGCTCTTGATCCAGAGTATTTGTCTAAGAAAACACACGTCTCTTGGGCTCGTAATATTCTTGACTTGAAGAAAGCGGGTATTCGTAATACTGACGCTGTAGTTATCCAAGAGGTCAGTTGTCTATATTTGCGCTACGCAAAAGCACATGCACGTATGAAACTTGCACACGCCTAACATCAAATAATAATTAATAACACTAAGGGGTGGGATTCTCGTACATCCCATCCCTTTTTATTTATAAAAACATGACAAAGCATTATATATCAGATTCGCATATTGCGATTAATGTCACTCTTAATGGTGGAGAAAGTGTGCATTTATCTTTTATAGCACTATCAAATGGTGGTAGCGTCTTTTCAACTGATAATGAAGAATTGCAGAATGCTATCGAACGGCATTACCGATTCGGTGATTTATTTATTCTTGATCATATTGAGGAGCCTAAGAAAACATCAGGAATAGGTACTGAAAGAGAAGATCGCACCTCTGACGAAGAGAGTGAAGACAACAATATCCAGAAGATTACTGTGAACGACTTGGGAGAAGCGAAGAACTATCTTGCAGACACATTGGGCATTAGCCGCACGTCACTCCGCAGCCTTAAGTCTATCCTCGAAGTTGCCAAGGCTAATAATATCGAATTCGAGGGGTTGGATAAATAATATCTCTACACAATGAAAGTATATCGTCTTGACGAAATAGCAAAAGACGTTCGCATTGCAATAGATCAGAATATGTCCAGTGACACACTGATAGGCTTTGGTGATGTGGACACTCTTTCCTTAAACGACATTATCAGGTCAAAGATTACAGACGCTGTAAAAAGAATACATAGCACGGCACCTGCATACCTACTTGATGGAGGTAACAACTTTGGAGACGCCATCTACTGGAAGGAACTTGAAAGCGGTTGGTGTCTTCTTCCTGAGAACTTCATGCGTCTTGTAGTATTCCAAATGGATGATTGGGAGCGTGCTGTATATCATGCTATCAGTGAGGACGATGCAGAATACAAAAAGCAAAGTAGCCG